TGAAGAAGCCAAGAAAATGGATGAAGAGGAACAAAGCAACAAAGCAGTTTCGACCAATATTCAGATATCCGTTGTCCGTGACATGCTTATGGACTCGGAACCCGAACTGTTCGGTCAAGGTAATGTGAAACTTATGCCCGTAAAAAATGGTGACGAAACAGAAAAAGATTGGTGGTTTGCAATCCGATGAAAAATTTAGCGAAAGCAGCGATTTTCCTGTTGGGTTTTGCCTTTTTTCTCGCCCTTGCCACTTGGTATATCGGCGACGGTATGGCGCGTTGACATGTATCTTGGCTACGCATACGGATTGATTGTCGGGGCCTGCATAGGCTTTTTCCTCGGTGCTTTATGGAGTCAACATCGTCGATAGGGGCTATTTGCACTATTGCCTGACTATCCGGGAAAAGTTTCTATTCTTCCCAATATGGAGTTTACATTGAGGGATGCAACGAACCTCATATACAGTGAGCGCGCCGTTAAGGCGGAGTGCGAAGAATGGCAAGATGTAGCAAGCAAACTGTATCGAGCCTTGGTGGTGGAAAAGAACCGCCGAGGTATTAGATGGCAGGATGCCGAAATGATTGCCGAGGCATTAGAGGCATACGAAAAAATTGCTTAGTAAAGGAACACAATGTTGGAATCAATTGATACTCCGGTAATAGCCGTCATCTCGGACGGACGTGAGGCAAAGATGTATGGGCCGTTCAAGGACGGACCTACTGCAATCGCGTGGAGGAAGCGTCAACCTCTAGGGGTGCGCTGTACTTTCAGCGCGTTACGTAACCCTGATGTTGAACGTACCTACGACGACTTCTATATTCCTAACCGACTAGAAGACGAGGCAAGGGTGGCGCGGGAGTTCAATCTCTATCATGAGGACGAGCCAACAGGCGCTGCGCACGCAGGATAAGGCTGCGCTCGCGGGCGCTCTTGCCACCCCAAATACCAAATCGTTCGTTGGTGTCTAGCGCAAACTGTAAACAATCTTGACGAACTTCGCATTCTTTACAGATGCTTTTAGCACGACGAAGTCTTTCAACATCTCCGGGTGCTGGATAGAACGTATCCACAGGTTCATCGAAGCAGTTTTTCTTTCTCATCCACTTCGGTCTGTTGACGAATATGCCGATACTTGGAAAGTCCAAATCAAATTCGTTCCAAATAGGCATAAGTGTGCGATACTGTAACAGAGTGTGCTAACACGATGAAGGACCGTTGCTGTTTGGTGTGTGGTACTGTGAGCAAATGAATTTTGCAACAAAACCAAAAAGAGTTGGCAGGCGGGCTGGATACCAAAAGAGAGAATGGAGCGAATAGACGTGGTATACGAGACGTCAATACAAAAAAATTCGGTTGACCTTCCTAAATACTGGGGGTCGCTGCTCGCTCAATTGGAGTTCGAGCAAAACGTGGGATGGGGTGGAGTTTCTCTGCCATTAACCCGCAAACAGGCGATTCTGAAACAAGTTTGCACACTTATCCATGATTCGGTAGAGGAGTCGGAAAATGAGAGAAAGTAGCCCACAAGAAGAACTGGAATTGGCACTCCATGGTTTTTGGAATGACTCGAATCCGGATTCGGTATTAGACGAAGAGACAGGACAAGAGCATTATGCGCGAGTCCCGTTATGGATATTGCATGAAGCAATTGAAAGACTTGAGCGATACGAGATAATCGTTAATAATCTGACTGACGTCAGCGAGTTCTTATGGAGGGAAAATCTGAGGAAATACGGAGGGCGCAAGATTCACGAAAAAGAAACCCCTTATGGCTCACTGGGGGACCCGGTCTTTCAGCGGATGAGTTCAATCGTCAGCCCCGCAAAAGAAGACAAAGAAATGACCCTTGACGATGCTTACGTCGAAATAGCCCTTTCACACTGCCGGCTTATGACCGACGACCCAACAGGACTGAATCAATATCTGGACATGGAGCATGACCTGTTTAGCCAACTTGAAGAAAAGGAATGACGTGGCAGAAAAAGTTCGCGTCATGCCGGTCTCTCACAAACCGAGGTTGCTGTCAGAGGCGGACGCTGCCAGATTAAGGCGTCGACGTGATGCATTAGATGCACTAAGAAAACAAACCAAGTCTGCTGAAAATCGTCTTCGCTGGGACATATTCAATACATGGCGCATTGGCGGCGGTTCAATGGAGGCAATTGCCGATGCAACCAGATACAACAAACACTGGATTTGGAGATTGATAAACAGAATCCGCAACAACGACAAGTTTTTACAAATGGCGATTGATGAGTATCTAAAGGAAAATCCAGATGCAACACTCTGAAGAAAACGACACTCGCCCGCTGCGAGAACGGATTACCTATCCACCATCACAGATTGAAGAAATCTATCCATACGACGAATGGTTTGATGGCTCGGTGTGGAGATTGAAAATGTATGAAGATTTTTGGGTGCAGCCAAAGTCGATGCAATCTGCGTTGTATCAGGCTGCCCGTAAGCGCAAACTCAAAGTGAAGACACACCTACCGAACACAGACGATTCTGTTTACATTCAGGTGGTGAATACATGAACGATGACATGAGTGTTTCTGAACGTCAAACAAGTATCGAGACTTCTGACTCTCGCATGACACTGGTTTCTAGAAAGGGGGCGACGATTATTGAATTGATGAAGGGCGGAATGACTCCCACTCGCGCCGCCGAAGTCGCAGAAGTTTCTCGTGGTACCGTCGCGAATTGGATTAGGCGTGGACTTACAGAACAGAAAAAAATAGAAGAAGGCAACGACCCAGACCCAGGAGAAAAGGTGTATCTTGACTTTGCCTTGGGAGCACTTAAAGCAGAATCCGAAGCACAGGCGGGACTGGTCCTTGCCTGGTTTCGTGAAGCACGACAAGGGGATTGGAAAGCCGCAGAAAGATTCTTGGCCAAGCGCTGGCCACAAGAATGGGGCGACAACAACACAGTCAAACTAGAAGTATCCGCAATGAGTCTTCAATCAGATACGCAAAAACCGATTTTGCAAGAAGACGACGAGCAACGCAAGCGCGCTGTTTTGGCCGCTTTGGTCGAAGCCGGTGACTTACCGAGCAATGTTCTTCAAGCCTGGGACAATGGGGAAGAAATTATTGAGGCAGATGTGGTGGAAAATGAAATCTAATATTAGTTTGATTCCTGTCGGCTCAAGGTGTCCGTGTTTCCCAATCGGTCCATCAAAACCAAAACCATTCTGCGAGTCAAATAGTGACGACGAGTAAAGAATCCATTCGCCAGAAACTGGCTGAATTAACTGGATACAAAGTACCGTGCGGCCTTAATCTGCCCCATTCCATGCACCCCAAGCAGGCGGCTTTTCTAACATGGTCAACAACTCGCGAAGCACTTTACGGCGGTGCCGCAGGTGGAGGTAAATCAGATGCCTTACTCATGTCCGCACTCCAATACACCTGCGTGCCTGGATACTCTGCGTTGCTCTTGCGTCAAACATATCCGCAACTTGCAGGTCCTGACGGATTCATCGACCGATGCAATGCATGGCTTTCCGGAACCGAAGCCTCGTATGTCGGAACGAATAAGAGATGGACGTTTCCTTCTGGGGCAACTCTTTCTTTCGACCACTGCGAAAGAGACGATGACAGATATAAGTTTCAGTCTTTTGCTTACCATTTCGTAGGAGTGGACGAGTTAACACAGTGGAAAACGGACCGCGTGTACCGATACGTAGGCTTCTCTCGTGTTCGTAAACCTTCAGAAGTAGCAAACCTCCCAAGATGTCCAGAATGCGGACTAAGCGCAGCCGATATCCCACTACGAACGCGGGCAGCCACCAACCCTGGAGGCCCAGGGAACAACTGGGTATACGAAAGATTCATCCTGAATAAACAGGACGAAAGAAAGTTTATGCCAGCGAAAATTTCCGATAACCCATCTCTTGACGCCGGAACATACATTAAGTCGCTTGATGAACTTGACGCAATCGAGCGAGCAAGACTTCTCGATGGAAACTGGGAGGTGCGTGAAGAGGGGGGAATGTTCAAGAGGGAATGGTTCAACGTGACCGGAAGTTTCCCCGAAGGGATGACCAAGGTTCGGTATTGGGACTTGGCAGCCACCGCACCAAAACACGGAACAGACCCCGACTACACAGTTGGTGCGTTGGTGGGAATGAAAGAGGGGAGATATTTCATTCTTGATATTCGAAGAATTCGCGGAACACCTTTTGAAGTAGAAAAATTGATTCGCTGGGTAGCCGAAGAAGATGGCCTTGGGACACGAATCGTCATGGAACAAGAACCTGGCTCATCGGGAGTTAATGTCATTGACCACTATGCACGCATTGTCGTGCCGGGTTTTAACTTCAAGGGACAGAAATCCAACACATCGAAAAAAGACAGGGCTGGAATTTTTTCTGCTGCAGCGGAATCTGGAAACGTAATGGTCGCTCGAGATTCTTGGAACACTCCATTTTTCGATGAGTGTGAAGTTTTCCCTTACGGCGCCCACGATGACCAAGTAGATGCGATATCTG